TCCTTGGCCGATTTGGAGCCGTCCATCAAGTCCTTGAAAAGCCCCTCGGTGGACTGGCGCAGAACGTCCAAGCCCTGCGCCGCCGCCGCCGCCCGATCCTGGGCCTCAATCAATTGCTCAATCCGCGCCCGCTGCTCGTCAGTGGCATCGGCCCCGGCGTAGCGAAGCGCAATCTCTTTCTCGCGGGCTAGGTTGCCCAGCCCCATCAGCTCAAGCTCAAACTCAAGGTCAGCGATAAGCTGCTCGGCGGGGCTAAGCTGGGCTTCGATAGCCTCTAGGCGGCGCTTGTAGCTTTCAGCGGCCTGATCGCGGGCGATGGCTAGCTGGTTTTCGGTGTCAGCCGTCAGCAGGTTAGCGGCCCGGAGCTTTTCTTCCGCGATGACAAGGCTGGTCAGCTCGTCGGCGTATTGCTTAGCGGCCTGTGCGGCTGGACCGGCAAGGTCGGCGGCGTTCTGGCGCACCTGCTCGGACAAGCCCTGAAGGGCGTTCTGGCCCTCACGGATCACTAGCTGGCGCTCACGCTCGGCCTGCGCGGCTTCGCGGGCGGCCGCAGCCGCCCCCTTGGATGCGCCCCTTGCCGACTCGTCAGCACGAACCTTCAGAATCAGCGCGTCATACGCGCCGGTAAGCTGGGCCTTTTCTTCATCGGTCGCAGCGTTCGCCACGGCCTGCGCCTTCTGACGCTCAAGCAAGGCCGACTTGCTCAGCCCGTAGGCGGCGGCTTCTTCTTCCAGCTTCTCGATAAGCTCGCGGCCAGACTGGCTGAATGCCTTGGCGGCTGCGCCCTGAGCCTGCTGCGCCTGCGCCTTTTGCTGGCCCGCAATGGTGGATGCTTGCTCTTTCTTTGTTAGCTGGTCGGTAAGCTCAATAACTTTTCGAAGCTCGGCCTCAAGCTCGGCCACGTTCTCGCGGTTTGAAGGCAGGAAGCCAGTGACCACCGGGCCGCGCTTTCTGGCGTTGGCGATGCGTTCCTCAAGGTTAAGCTGCCGGTCAATCAGCCCTTCGCGGTCCAACTCCTCGGGAGCCTTGAAGGCGTCACCTATGAAGCCGCCCACCGTGGTCAGCAGGCCGATGGTCTGTGCGGCGGCATTGCTAATGTCGAGCAAGCCTTCGACAACCACTTGGAAGCTGCGCCGGGTTTCCTCGCTGCTAAGGGTGGCCGTTAGCTGATTAATGGCGTCGGTCGTGCCGCGCACACCGTCGCCGCCCGTGTCGCCTTCCAGCAGGTCGCCAAAGGCGTTCTTAAGCCCCTCAATCGCGCCGCCAAGGGTGTTCCTGGCCGCTTCCGCGCTGCCGCCGAACTGCGTTTCCAGCTCGGCCAGAATGACGCGCTGGGCCTCCGCTGCCTGGCCGGTATCTACCAGCGACTCAATCAGCTTGCGCTGCTCGTCGCTGAACGTGATGCCCACGCGCTGAAGCGCGGTGATACCACGGACAGGATCGTTTAGCGCCTTGCCAACCTGCACCGCCGAGGTCTTGAGGTCTTGCCCCAGCGCCTGCGCGATGTTCAACGTTGCCTTGGTCGCCTCGGGGAATACATCGCCGCCAATCTTGGTAAAGGTCAGCAGCAGCGACTGAACGCCAGTGATGGCCTCATCGCCAAACACGGTGATGGTCTGTAGGGCGCTGGACAGCTTGAGGACTTGCTCAGACGTAACGCCCGCCACGCCCTGCGTCGAGCGCAGCACGGCGTTAAGCTGGGCCTGCGCCTTCTCGGCCTCAATCGTGTTCTTGATGACCGCCCGCAGGCCCACGGCAAGGACGCCCGCGCCCGCGAGGACGGCAATGCCCAGCTTCTTGCCCCAGGCGTTGCCCAGCGCCTCGGCCCGCTTCTCGGCCTTAGCGCCTTCCGCAGAAAGACCCTTGAGGTCGCGCTCGGCTTCTTTGACACCGCTGGTCGTAACTTTTACGCCAAGGGTGGCGATATCAGCCATTGCGCTTCTCTCCCATGATCTTCAAGGCTTCGGCTTCCATCGTCCGCACACCGTCAAAGGTGTCCGGCCATTCTTCTTCGGGGATTTGGATAAACCGGAAAACGGGCGGGGCGGCGTTGTAATCCAGCCCCGTCGCTCCGAACCCGCCCACCCGCCATTGCGTACTCATGGCAATGAAGGCGTTCACCGCAGGCAGGTTCTCGGGCCACACCTCGACGGCGGTATCGTCTAGGTCATCTTCGGTAAGGCCGTACATCCGCAGTTCTTCGGATGACGGTTCCTCGGCGTAGATGGCGCGGGTGGCCTCTTTCAGTTTTTTGCGCGTGCGCCTCGCAGCTCCATCAGGTACGCGGTCAGGATTTCAAACCCCGCGCCCGGATAGTTGTTGCACAGCTTGGTCACGTTCTCGGCGTTGAACTCGTCATCCAAGTCCCAGCCCACCGCGAAGTCCATAACGGTGTCCGTGTCCTGATCGTCGGACTCGGCCTGCGCCTTCATCCATTCCTTGATCTGTTCACGGCTGCGATGCTTGAAAACGAACTCGACCGGGGCTTTGCCAGCCCCCGGCACGGGAATACCCACCTTCGCCTTGAAAGTGGGTTCCGGATTGAGCTTGAGCTTTGCCATTTGCCTTCCTTAGCAGTGGGCGATTAAGCCGCGTAACGAACCGGCTCAGCCAGCAGCGAGAGGGTGACTTCAACAGTCATCAGCTCGTTAACGGTCAGGCTCGGGATGGTCGAGAGCGAAATGTAGGCGTTGTAAAGCAGCACCGCGCCATTGCTCAGGGTGATGCGAACGGCTCGCGGCTCGCGGTCATCGTTGGCTTCTTTCGCCAGGATGTAGCCCGGAAGGGTCGGATCGTCAGCGATGGTGAAGGTGATGCCCGCAGCGGTCTTGAACGTCGGGATGCGCTTCTCGGCGTCCGACTCAAGGAACTGATAGGTAAGGAACTGCTGCTCACCGCCGTTGGAGGCCGAACTGGTGATCTGCGCAAGCTGGGTAAAGCCGGTGATTTCGCGCACCGTGCCGCCGCCACCGCCCGAGGGATAGATACTGGTGGAGGTGGTGTCAACACCTTCCAACGCGAAGGTGCCAGTGGTGGCGTTATCAACGCGGACGACCTTATCGGTCAGGCGCGACCAGCCGGAAGTGACTTCCACGATGTCGCCATCGGTGTATCCGTGGGCCGCAGCGGTCGCCACGCCGGGGTCGGCGTTGGAGATAGCCGAGACGGTAACAGCGGAACCGTAGCCACTGGCGATAGCCACCAGCGAGCCGTTAGGCAGAGAAACAGCCATGTTTGAATCCTCTTATTGCGGGCAAAGAAAAACCCGCACTCGGCGGGTTGGGGGAACTACGCTGGTGGCGTAGGGTTAAATCGTGTCGCAGCGGTAGCCGATGGACACCGGGACAACAAAGGTGGACTCGTCCTGCAAGGCAGGGGCGGCGCTCGCGGGCGTGATGATCTGCACGGTGATGGCCCCGCTGGTGTAGCGGCCATTAACCGGGAACTGCGTATTCAGTTCGTCAGCGATGCCAGCAGCTACACCAGGGCCAGCGTTGATCGGGCAGACGATAGACACCTGAAAGACGCCCCGGTAAGCCCGGTGGCCCCCGGCGAGGGTTTCGTCAATCGTGTCCGCTGGGAGGACGTAGGCGCGCAGATAGGTCGCGCCCTGCGTCGGGCTGTACGGTACGTTCTCCCACGCCACAGGAAGCGCCGGGGAGCGTGCAGCGGCCCACGTTGCCAGCCTGCCCTCTAGGACGGCCCGGACAGTCTTTTGGCTCACTTGCGACTCTCCGAGGCTACTGCGGTCTTAACAAAGTCTTGGAACTCGGTGACGGTGACGCGCAGCATTCCGACCGGGGCTTGCGTAGACCAGCCCTCATACTCGACGCGCTGCACATAGGGCAGCGAATTGGTGATGAACACATCGGACTCGACGGGCCTGGCCGCAACTGCCGCCCTGCCCCGGTTGATCGCGCCATTGCCGGTCTTGTCCGGCTCTCGGGCCTGCGTGTCGGGGCTACCGGGGCTGGTGTTCCAACTGGCCCGCAGGCGACCGCCGACATATCCGGCAGGGGCTTTGCCCTTCCAGAGCAGCGGATTACCCACTGGCGTCCGTAGAACCACCTTCCGCAGTAGGTCAATGCAAATCTTGTCCACGACCGTCTTGGTGGCCTTCGGAACCTTGGCCGCGAACTTCTGAAGGTCTAGCGTGAAGTTAGACACCCCGAATCTGCGCCTCAAACAGCACGTTGACGCCAGACGGGGCCACGGCCTTGAAGTTCACCACCTGATAGTCCACGCCCTGCCATGCCAGCACATCGCCTTGCTTGGGCGCATGAGTGGGGTCTAGGAAAGCCTGCTTATCGCCCTGCTTAATCAAGGTGCCGTCAACGTACTTCTGCGGGTAATCCAGCACCACGGCCACGGTCGAAAACTGCGTAACCGTGGGCGTACTGGTGCCCGTGCTGGGGTTGTACGCGCCTGCCGACTGGCGCTTGAGTGTGGCCGCAGCACCAAAGCGCCTTAGCAGCCGGATGGCGGTTGCAGCGGTGGCTTGGTAATTGAAGCTCACGCCCGGACAACCTGCATCTGGCCCCAGCCAATCAGGAAGGGCGACAGCTTGCGGTCAATGGCGGCGTACCGGATCGTCTGCCTTGCCCCGTCCGCGTAGGTCACGGAGATGGGGCCAACGGTTTCGGACTTGACCTGGCTACCGTAGTCGGCCAACAGGTCAGCGGACGATGCCCGGAACGCCAGTTCGGCGCAGGCGTTGGCGACCTCGACCGGCACCACGTTAGACGGATAGAACGACTCGCCGCCAATCATGGTCTGGCCGTTCATGCCCGCATACTGGAAGTCTGCCCGCAGGACGAAGGCGCGGGGCCAGTC